CCGAGAGACTACGGTTCGAATCCGTAATCCCGCACCAATTTGCTCGGTTAGTTCAATGATAGAACTCCGTCTTTACACGGCGGTTACGGTGGTTTGATTCCATCACTGAGCACCAAATTTATCAACAAACTGATACACAATAACCTATAGGATTTTAAAATGGCTTTAGCATTTAGTACAACCCTTCGCAACGCAAGAGCAGACGCTATTACTACTGCTGTTGGTTCTGCTGGTAAATTTGCAATTTATGACGGTGCTCGTCCTGCCTCTGGTGGTACTGCAACTACTAAACTTGCTGAATTCACATTCTCTGCAAACATCGCCGCTGCTGCTTCTGGCGGTGTTCTGACGTTCAACCTGCCGCCTAACGCTACTGGCCTTGCTGCCGGTACAGCAACATGGGGTAGAATCACTACTTCAGGTGGTACTTTCGTAATCGACCTAACTGCTGGTTCGGATTTCACTCTGAACACTACGACAGTTTCTATTGGTCTTACTGTACAACTCACTTCTGGTACAATCACTGAAGGTAATGCCTGATAAGCGGGTGAGGGCTATAAATGGCTATTACAACAATGGATCAAATTGCAGCCGGCCTTGCCGCTGCTCCAGTCGTTGATCTTTTTGCACCATCTGCCGCTAACGTAGCTGCTGGCTTTGTAAATCTTCAAAGGGCTGTTGTTACCTCTACAGGTCAGATGGCTGTACCAGCAGCAGCTTCAGCGGGCGGAACATTACACAGTGCAGGCCAAGCAGGTTTCGGAAACCTACCAGACCCCGTTGGTGGTGCTATTAGATACCTTGCTCAAAGTGCTCTTACATTTGCAACAGCAGGCTCCGTGTGGTTTTACGACAGAGTGTGGTCTTGCTCAGGCTTTAGTGGGATTGTAGCAACAGCTCAAGCTGTAACAAGTTTTCCTGTTCTAACCCGTCCAGATGCAAATGGCAAAGGTCTTGAAATCTGGATTGAGTGCTATACAGCTACAGGTGCTACAGCAGCAAACATCACAGTACAATATACAAACTCTGATAGTGTTGCCGGACGAAGTACAGTTTCAACTGCTCATATCACCTCTATGCCTGCTAACAGAATGTATCGAGTTCCTTTGCAAGCTGGTGATACTGGTGTAAAAAGTATTCAGTCTGTAACACTCAGCGGTACTACAGGTACAGCAGGTAGCTTTGGTATTACGTTGATGCGTAAGATTGCAGTGACAGGTTCCGCTGTAACAAACATTCCGGTAGTGAATGACTTCGCTGCCCTTGGCCTACCCTTGGTTCAAAATGGTACAGCTCTTAATGCTATCCACCAAGGTACAACCACTTCGTCCGGTATAATTTTAGGTGTACTGACATTTATTGACGGGTAAGTGTGTAAATGAGCAACTTTAAATTTACACCTTATCAGAGAGTTAGTACAAGATGTTATCTGTCTGAAACTTCTCTAAATGCCTACCCTATTGCAACGTCTTGGTTCTTTGGTGAACAGCTAACATCCTCAGACGTTTCTATAGCAGCTTCTACACAGAATGCTACATCTTCGATAGTAACTAATGTTAGAAACAACTTATCTGTAAGTAGTTCAACAGCTTCTGCTACGTCTAGCATTGCAACTAACTCAAGAATAACTGTTAGTGCTTCTGCAAGTACGGCTTCTGCTACAAGTAACATCGTTACAGTTAGTCGATCTACAGCAAGTGTAACAGCTTCAACTGCTCCTAGTACCTCTAGTATTGCAGTTAATGTTGTAGACAATAATGTTGCAATAAATGTAACAGCCTCGACAGCTAATTCTACTTCAGCTATTACAACAGCAAGTCGTTCATCTGCTTCTGTTACCGCCTCCACTGCACCAAGCACATCTTCGATAGCTACACAATCAAGATCAACTGCTTCGGTGTCAGCATCCACTGCAAGTGCTACATCGTCCATAGCGACAGCATCTAGGCTTACAGCGGTTGTATCTGGAACAACTAATGCCACCAGTAACGTAGTAGCAACACTACGCTCAAATGCTACAGTGGCTGCTTCAACAGCAAACAGTACGTCTTCTATAGCAGCTTCTAGCAGACAAACAGTTTCTATTAGTGCTACAACAGCAAGTTCTACAAGTTCGATAGCAACATCTTCAAGATCAACAGTTTCAGTATCTGCTACAACAGCAGCTTCGGTTTCTGCAATATCTGTCACGATGGGGCAGAACGTAACTGTCTCTGTTTCAGCATCTACAAGCAATAGCACATCGGCTATCGCTGGTACATTAAGAAATAATGCTACAGTTTCTGCTCAAACTTCTGCTGCAACTTCTTCTATAAGTACTTCAGTAAGAAATCGAGTTAGCATTACTGCTAATACTCAAGCTGCACTTTCAACTCTTAACATTAACAGCAAGACTGTTGGTATTATATCCTGTAGTATACAGAATGCTACTAGCAATATCTTCGTACATGTAGCAGACCCAACAGTGCTTGAGATAAGTGCTGTCACTCAAGATACGATTTCAGATGTTGCTTTTGACTCCGTAACAACTGTAAGTATTACAGCTACAACAGATAATGCCTCAACCAACATTGAGTTTGACATCTGGGAGCCTATAGTACCTAAGAAGGTTGTTGCTGTTGGAGCTAGAACAACAATACTAGATGTTGACAGAACTGGAAGGTTGTTTATAACTGAACCTTCAAGTAGATATATAAAGACAAAATCACAAACTCGTTATGGTGATGTTAATGTTAGAAAAGAAACAGCCTTACCTTAAATCACCATCAGAAGCAATCGACTTCGGAATTAATTGGGCACCATTGCTCAAGACCGGAGAAACTATAACTGATAGTCAGTGGACTGCCCCGGTGTCGCTTATTGTTTCAAGACAGCAAGTTGTTGGCTTAGTCACCTCTTGCTACATCGCTGGCGGTGAAGCGGATACAAGGGTTAAAGTGTTTAATAAAATAACTACCTCATTAGGTGGGATTTACGAACGCTTCTTTGAAATAGAAATAGAAGACATTCAAGTTTAAAAACTTCATGGCCGAAGTGTGGTCGGTTCCTCCAAGCTCCCTCGCCAGCTCCCACACAGGCGAGACTAATTTAAGGATAACACATGACAGATTTTATCGGACCAATTTCACACAAGCAAGAGCTGTTTGTTCGCTCACAGGCAGATGTAACAATCTTCGGTGGAGCTGCTGGTAGTGGTAAGTCCGAAATCGGTGTTATCGACTTTCTAAAGAATACGGATACTCCGGGTTTCATCGGTCTAATCACTCGTCGTACCATCCCTCAATTGAAGGGGCCGGGTGGTATCCATTCTAAATGCAAGCACTACTTCAATCAGGTATATGGCCCAGATGGTTATATATGGAGAGAAAAAGATGGTAAGTTCATTTTCCCATCTGGTGCAGAAATCTTCTTAAAGCACTACCAAACAGAAGCTGACTATATCAACTACCAAGGTGTTGAAGCTAACCAGTTCCTGATTGACGAAGGTACACAATTCTCGCTAGACATGGTTAGCTATATCATGTCGCGTATGCGTAACCCAAAGTGCCCATCAGTTCAACCGCACATGAAGATCACTTGTAACCCTGACGCAGATCACTTCTTGCGTGCTTGGGTTGATTGGTATCTCCAAGATGATGGTCGTCCTGACGTATCAAAAGACGGAATCATTCGTTACTTCGGTATGGACAAAGGCGAATATGTCTTTGGTGACACTCGTGAAGAGGTCATGCTGATCACAGGAAATGATGATCCAGAAAAAGTTCTATCTTACACTTTCATCAGTGCTAACGTTTACGACAATCCAGTTGTCATGGAGATTAACCCTAAGTACGTCGCTTGGCTAGAAGGCTTGAAGCCTGTCGAGAAAGAACGTCTACTCTATGGTAACTGGAATGCTCGTGAAGCATCTGCTGGATTCTTTAGCCGTGACTGGTGCGAGCTTGTAGCTCTTCCTCCAGTTAAGTATGCAAAGCGTGTTAGATCGTGGGACTTAAGCGGAACACTCCCTTCAGACTCAAACAGAAATCCAGACTGGACTGTTGGAACTCTAGTTTCAAAAACAAGTGAACCTTTCTACTACGTTGAGGATGTTGTACGTGAGCGCCGCCGCCATGGTGGTGTTCTTGAACTGATCCTTGAAACAGCCCGCCATGATGGCTTTGACACTACTGTGGTTGTCCCAGTAGACCCCGGTGCAGCCGGGAAGGCGTATGCGGCTTCGATACAGCGTGAATTGGCAGAGAGGGGCTACTACTGCCGCCTCAAGCCAGCAAGTGGCTCTAAGGTCAACAGGTTCGCTCCATTCGCCTCTATGGCTGAAGCTGGTGGTGTCCGTGTTGTCAGAGGCTTGTGGAATGACGTTTGGTTCCTTGAACTAGAAGTATTCGACGGTTCACGAAATATCAAAGACGACCAAGTTGACAGTGTGGCTGACGGCTACATTATGTTGGCTACCGATATGTCCCTTCCGAGTTTCACACCTCCAGATATGTCGAAGACAAACCCATTTAACATTTAAGGACGGATATGGAATCCCTAACAACTGATTCACTAACGCAGGGTGATAAAGCCGTTCGTCTAAGAATGGGTGAGCAAGGCTATATTGGTCTTCATATTTCCTCTAAACAAATCATGGAAGAAGCGAGAGCTGATCTTCGCTGGCCACAGTCTATTAAGACTTACTATGAAATGGCCAATGACGCAACTATCTCTTCTGCCCTGTCACTTTTCGAAATGATGATTAGCCGTGTTCAATGGACTGTATCAGTTCCGAAGGATGCCTCTGATGATCTTAAAAAGAAAGCTAAGTTCGTAGAACAATGTATGGACGATATGGAACACTCATGGTTCCAGTTTATCAAGGAAGTGACAAGCTGCTTCACTTACGGCTTCGCTGTTTGTGAAAAGGTTTATCGTCGCAGATACAAAGAGAATGGCAGCCGTTACAACGATGGACTAATTGCACCTCGCAAGATGCCTATTCGTTCTCACACAACTATTAAGGGTTGGGTGTTTGATCCTACTGGCCGTGAAATGACCCACGTCATTCAAGACCTTCATTTGATTCCAGATAGTGGTCGCTACACAACTCTACTTCAAGATAACCCTCTTGGAGAGTTACACATTCCTCGTAAGAAAATCTTACTCTTCCGCACTGACGTAGCTAGAGATAACCCAGAAGGTAAATCTCCACTGTCCAAAGTGTATGTCTCATGGCGTTACATGCAAGAGATTAAAGAGCAAGAGGCTATCGGTATCACTCGTGACTTAGCTGGTATGCCAACTCTGTACATCCCACCTCGTTATATGTCTGCGGATGCAACTGACGAAGAAGCTGCTGTGTATGCCTACTATCAGAAAGTTATTCGTAACATTCAGATGAACGAGCAAAGCGGTTTAATCCTTCCTCAGATGTTTGACCCAGAGTCAAAGCAGCCACTGTTCAAATTCGAACTGATGGGCACAACTGGTGGTAAGAGTTACGACACAAACAAAATCATTCAACGTTACTCCAATGAAATCCTACAAGCTTTGTTCGCAGATATGCTTAAGCTTGGTCAAGACAGTGTTGGTAGTTACAGTTTAGCTGACAGTAAATCTTCAATCATGGCTATGGCTATCGAATCGAGATTGAAAGAAATCCAAGATGTATTGAACACTGACCTCATGCGTCAACTGTTCGAACTTAATGGTTGGGACACTGAAGTTCTTCCTAAGTTTGAATATGGT